GGACCGCCAGGACGAGGCGGCGGGTTGCCGCCAATCCCGCCGGCCGGCGGCTCCGGCCAAGCATCCGGATCGACGACGATATAGCGCCAGCCGTAGCCGGGAACGCGCGCGAGAACGATGAACTTGCCGGCGGCCGGTCCCGGAGGCCTCGGCCAGATGGCGCCCGGCGGAAGCTCAGGAAGATGGCCCGGCCCTTCGCCCGCCGGCGGAACCGGCACGATCGGATGGCCTACGGTCGGCGGCGGCCAAATGCCAGGCGGCCCTTCGTCAGGATCCGGCGGCTCGACTTCCGGTCGCTCGCCTTCATCGACGCCATAATCAGGATCGGTGGGGTCTTCGGGACCAGGGAGGCCCTGACCGGGCTTGCCCCAGCCGCGGCGGCCGACCTTCAAGAAACCACGCACATAAGGCATTTTGAGTTTCCTCCTTTTTGAGGGTTGGCTATCAAGCAACCCCATCCATACGCGATTCCGGCGACGATTGCGCTACTCATTTCCGGCCGGTGGCGACGGAGGGTCTTTCTGCCGTCCGAGCCAATAGGCGACGACCGCGCCGAATCCGGCGGTGAGGCCGCCGACCACGGCCGGGGTGACCTCGTCGGTCGGGATCGTGAAAATCAGGCAATAGGCGACAACGGCGACGAATGAGACGACGATCAAAATCGAAATCGTCAGAACCCCTCTTGTCCCGTCAAAGCGGCCGGCGATCACGACCAAGATCGCGGTGAACAGCACGGCGCCGCCGACCGAGATCAGGGTCGGATAGTTGCTGAGCGCGACCGGCGGCGGCGGGTTGACGAAATCCCCGGCGGCCATCAGCCCTTGGCCTTCCAGCGCGCGTAGGCTTGCGCCATTTTCACGTCGTACTTGTTTTGAGCGTAGCCCGGGCCGTTGTAGCCGCGGGCGAAGGCCGCCCAATTGTGAGCGCGGAGCGCGCCGTCGAGCTTGTTCGCCTTGATGAAGCTGACGAACGCGTCGAGATGCGCCGGCGCGCCCGAGTTCATCGCCTCGACAAAGCTCTTGATGGTGTCATGGCCGGCGGCCTTGTGATTGGTCCCGAGGATCTGAAAGGTTCCCCACGACGCCGCCTTGTGCGCCGCATCCCAATCGAGCTTGGCGGCGTCCTCGATGCGGTTGTGCTGCGCCGCGCCGGTCGCGCCGTACAGCGCTCGATTCCACTTCGGGCTCGACAGCGAAATCCCGCGCCGATCCTTGGCGGCGGCGTGCTTGCCCTTGGTTTCGCCGTGGAAAATGTGGGCCTCATACAAGACGGCCGGTCTGCCGTCCGGCAGGAAGCCGGCCCCGGCGGCCTCGACCTCGGCGACGGCGCGGATCGCCGCCACCTCGACGTTCAAGTCCTTCGCTGCGCGGGCGAAGTCGGCCGCGGTCAAAGTGTTCTGTTCGACGCCCATGGCTGGACTCCGGTTGTGAGGGAAAGGTCCCGGCCGGCCGACGGGTAGTGGGAGGAAGGCGAATCCCTGCCGGTCGGCCGGGTAGAACGGCCTGCGGATGCCGTTCTATCTCTGGCGGCCCACAGATGGCCGCTGACGGCTTTTGTCGGTTTTTGGGGCTAGGATAGCGGCCGATCTCGAGATGCGGCTCCTGGAGCACGCCTGGGGCCGCCTGTTTTACGGGTGGCGTTCAATGCGCGGGCGTCGCCTTCAGCGCGGCGACCTCGGCTTCAAGCGCCGTCACCCGCGCCGCCAGTTCTTTGACCGAGTTGACCAGCGCATAGATAAGCTCGGTGGCGTTGAGGTTGCGCAAATCGTTGACCGGCTGGCCGTCAATGAAGCCCTCGCGCTTTTCGACCATGCTCGGAAAGATCGCCTCGACGTCCTGAGCGATCAGACCGACAAACCGCTTCTGTTCGCGGGCGGCCACATAGTGACGCGAGCCGGGATAGGGCGCCGCGGTGAAGATCCGCTTTTCCGCCGGGATGACCGTGCCGTCCGCCGCGGTCTCACCATCAATCCGGTGCATGTCGAGTTCGGCGGTCGGCGTGTCGTTGCCCTTGTAAACGTAAGTCACCGGCCGAACCTTGAGGACGTCGCTCAGGCCCTGGCTATAGTCGCCGACGACCGTCTTGACTCGCCGGTCTGAGGCCTCGCCCCAGACGCCGCCGCCTGGTTGGTAGCCCTTGCCAGCGATAGTGATGTTGCCGTTGCCGTCGAAGACGAAATTCCCGCCGGATGGGGTCATAAAGACGCGAGAGCCGGTACCGGTCTGCCAATAGTCGTACCATTGCGGCCACCAGTGCAGGATCGGATTGCCGCCGGACTCGCCGAGATAACAGGTGGCATAAAGCTGGTTGTTCCAATAGAGCGCGTGAGCGCGGACGTTGACGGTCGCGATGTCATGGAACGACCCGCCGGTGGCGCTGATGCTCGGCGTCGACACCTGGCCGGAGACAGTGAAATTGCCGGCGTAGTCCAGCGTCATGACCTGGGCGGCGTTGCCGATCCATCGCAACGTCCCGGTGCTTTCTTGGAGCTGGAGGGCGTAGGCGCCCGAGCCCAGGAAGTTCAACGCGCGCCAGTCGCCTGCGCGTTGCATGTAGAAATCCTGAACCGTCGGATAGCTGGCGAACACGGCGTCGCCGGACATGAGCGAGCCGCCTTCGGTCCTCAGGTTGTTTTGGACGACCATCGCGCCGGTGACGTAGCCGCCGCTCGCCAGAAAGCCGCCGGCGTTGGTCACGTCCGCCGCGGTCAGCGTGACCGGGCCGACACGCATATTGAAGCTCGCGACGCCGGTCATCGGGCCTTCCGGACCGATCGGCCCCTGCGGTCCCGCCGGCCCCGGATTGCCTTGAAGGCCTCGCTCGCCTTGCTCGCCCTGCTCGCCTTGCGGCCCTTCTGGGCCCATCGGCCCGCCCGGATCGCCGGTGTCGCCTTTCGGCCCCTGGACCTGGCCGGCGTCGATCCAGCCCGTGTCTGGCGACACCACGGTTCCGGCGAACACCCACAGGCGCCCATCCGGGATATGCAAAAGGCCCATGCCCTCGACCAGTTGCGTATCGACCGGCGGCCGGCCGGGCCCATCGAAACCAGCCGGGAGATAGCCGCTGGGCGGCAGCATGGACGGGTCCGCCACGTTGCCGAATTCGCCGACCATCAGGCCAGGATTGCCCTGCGGCCCCTCCGGGCCGGGATTGCCCATCGGGCCGGGCGGGCCGCCCGGCGTTCCTGGCGGGCCTTGCGGGCCTTGCGGCCCCTCTGGGCCTTGGATGCCTGGCACGCCGGCGACGGTGATCGACCACTCGCTGTAAGGGCCGAAGCCGCCCATCAGGTCAGCGAGGATGACAAGCTCATTGGTCGCCGCGGTATAGCTGACGACGTTGCCCTCGAAACCAATGTTCGGCTGATCGACTACGGCGGCGCGGAGCCGCTGCCCCGGCATAAAGCCGAGGTTGAACTGCTCCATGATGAAGGTGCGCTCGCCGAGCCCGATCTCGACCTCGCTCAGAGAGGTGCCGGCGATGATCGGGCCGTGCGGGGCATAAGGCGCGGCGAACACCGTCGCGCCGGGCGTGGAGAGCCCGCCAGGAACAACCGCTTTGATTGTCACCGGGTGATCCCTTCGAGAATAGTCAATTCAACGGTGAAGGCGACGCGCTCGAAATTGGCGTCTCTGGCGCGGATGTCGCCCACGTATTTGCCGGCCCACAGGCCCTTCATGACGTCTTGTGGAACGAAGAAAATCAGATGGCCGACGTTCGGAACTGAGCCGATCGACAATCGGCGGTCGAGGGTTGAGGCGGCGAGCACGATCTCATGGATTTCCGGCTGGCGGCGGATGTGCATCTCGAAGGCGATGCCGCGCAGGTCGAGTTGCTCCGGCGGCTCCGTCTCGCTGACCACATAGACGAGGCTGTCCACCCAATCTTCATTGTTGGCGACCTCGATCACGAGATGCGCCAGCGGCAAGGCGAGGACGTTGGTGGCCATCATGGCGATTGATAGGCGGCGGCCCGATTCGGCCAATGGCCGTTGGCGCTCGGATCGGCCGGAAGCGCGCCCCTGAGGATGCCGTGCGAGGCCCGGCGAACCGCCTCGACATAGGCCCAGGCCCGGTCGATCTCAGCCTTGCGCTGTTGCGCCTCGCGCGGCCAGGTCGCGCTGTTGGCCCCATGCACGGCGATATAGCCCATCATCTCAGCCGCCGAATTGCGCTGCGAATATTCTGGGAACGCCGCGTCGATGCGGCGCGTCGCCTCGGCGCTGATGATTTGCGCTCGGTTCGCCTCGCGCCAGCCCGGCGTGAGCCTGGGCGGAACGTGGCTCCGGTCGATCGCGGTCGTCGCCAGCGAGAACAGGCTGAAATCGGGCCGCAACATGTCCGGCGTGATCGGGGTCATATCCTCAAGCGACATCATGACCGCCACGGCCTCGTCGGTCCTGAGCGTCAGATCGGATCGGCGGACGAACACCTGCATCGGCGCGGCTCCTCTTATGGGAATGGCGGGCGGTCGCCGAAGCCGGCGGTGACGATCGAGCCGTCATTGCCCATGACGCCGAGCGGCGGACTTGTGGTGCCGAAATCGGCCGGCTGGATGACGATGATCGATGAGGAGGCGTTGGCGGCGAGATCATATGCGCCATTGCCGAGCGAGTGTGTCCACCACAATTGACAGCCGGCGGTGTTGTTCGAATAGAAGCCATATCCGCCGGTCATCAGCGCCCGCGAATCGGTGGTGTGCAGCGCGCCAAAGGTCGTATAGAAGCCGTGGCTCTCACAGCCGATGGCGGCGCAAAGGTTGCACAGCAACGGCCCGCCGCCGGTGTGGAAGCCGACATGGGTTATGGCGACCGCAAAGCATGAAGTCGCCGTCATCGCGCCATTCGGGGTGAAGCCGCCCTGACAGCCCCAAACCGAGACATTGACGCAATTGCAGCGCGCGCCAGGCGGGACGCTGACGCCGACCTGCCACCAGAACGGCCCGATGATCGGAAGCTGCTGGCCGGTAATGAGAAGGTCTTGGAAGGTGACGGCGCCAGGGCCAATATTCATCACGCCATGAGCGCCGCCCTGCGAGCCGTCGCGATCATCGAGGCACCGGATTTCGGTACCAAACCGGGTCCGCAGAAAGTTGATATTGTGGATCGCGTCTTGCGCTCGTTGCGGCGCGCTGCTGTTGGTGGCGACAAATTCATTCCAGACCGGAGCGGCGCCGATCATCGTGCCGCGCAGCCGGATGCGATCGCCGCTCGGATGGTTGATAGTGATCGGGCCGTTAAAGACGCCCGCCGACATCTGCAAGTCGACATAGCCGTTCGCGCCGATCGTCTTGCGTTTGAGGATGTCCATCGCCGCGGCGACGCTTGGGAAGTGCTGCCCCGGGCCGACCGTGTAAAGGACGTATGCGTTCATCTCCGGATTCGGCGCGAAGCGCAGCGCGACGCCGTCATAAAAGAACTGAACCACGTCGCCGACGGTGACGTCGCCTTGCAACATCGGACCGCCGCCGTTGGGCGCGAGGCCGATCTCCGGCAGATTGTTGATCTTCATGACCGTGGCGCCGGTCGCGGTGTTGGCGATCCTGACCGCCATCAGATCGCCGGCCTTGAGCGGCTCGGTGATCGGCGGCGAAAATTCGGCGATGATCGTTCCGGGCGTGGGAGAGAGGTCCTCGGTGTACGGGACATTGACGACAAATGTGTCGCCCTCGCCCCCTAAGCCGCCGCCGAAATTGCTCAGTTGAAATGCGGTGCCGTCGAAAACCAAGGTCGCGATCGCGCCAAGCGGGAGATCGCCCTCTGCGGTATCGGCCCCGTTCATCTTGCGGATGGACACCGTGCCGGCGCCGGCGTTGATCCGGCTCACGCCGCTGTTGGTCTGCCGCACCCGAACGTGCAACGTCAGCCCGCGCGTGTACTGAGTGATCGGCGGGTCGTAGGTGACGACCAGGTTGTTCGCCGAGCCGGTGTCCTCGGCGTAGTTCAGGCGTTGCGAGCGGACGCCGATCGCCAATTGTTCGAGGTTGATCTCGGACGGGGTAAAGCCGCTCTTTTCAATGAGCGCGACGATCTCCCGCTGCGGATGCTCCATCATCGCCGCCGGCGGGATCGAGCCCTGCCGGCCGATGGTCGGGTCACCGTTGACGTATGGCGCTTGCGGGTCGGTCGTGCCCCATGGCGGAACGTATCTCACGGCGTGCCCTCCATCGGATCGCCGAAGCCGAGCGAGCTATAGTCAAACACCAGCCAAGTGTGCGCCGGCTTCCAGCGCATGAGCAGACACTCGACGTCGAGCGGGGTGCGAAACTCAAGGTGATGGTCGACGCCGGCTTGGCCGGACGAGGCGCGGAACCAAGTCAGGCCCATATGGCCGACCTGGGCCGTCCAGACGAAGCGGTTCTCGGGCGCCCCGACATACCAGCGAAAATTGTCCTCCGGCGTCGGCCGCGTGTCGCCGGCGCGCGAGATGCCGGCCATGAACGGCGACCACTCCTTGATTTGGATTTGGAAGCCGAGCCAGCCGACGATGTCGATGAAGTATTGCCGCGACTGTCCGCCCTGCCAGGTGATCTTGGTGACCAGCATGCGCTGGCGCTCGCCGATCGTCGTCGCTTCGGGAAAGCACTCGTCGGGCAGGCCGAAGGCGCGCTCCCATTCGGGCAAGAGTTCGACCGTGCGCTGCGGATCGGATTCGCGTTCGAGGAGAGTGGCCGCGCGGCCGTCGACAAAGCCCCAATAGCGCGCCAGGCCGGCGCAAATCCGCATCATCATCCGGCCGCGATCGCGCGCCCATACCTGCCCGCGCGGCAAGAGCGAGAGGAAGCCCGCCACGTAATCGTCGGCGGTCCGCCGCACGAAGTGATCAGGCGGAACGGGCAAGAGGCCGTTAGCCATAGAGGATGTTTCCCAACACCGGCATGTGGCCGGGCGATTGCATGAAATCGTCGTTCGGATTGCCGAGCGAGAATGACTTCACGCCGGCCGCGTCCATGATGGCGTAGTTCTTCCAGGCGGCGAAGATCGGCTCTCCCGGTTCAGCCCGCGCTTTCAGCATGGCGGTCAAGCTGTCACCGATCGCCGCCCGCACTGCCGGCGTGTCCGGATCGAGCCGGTTGACGATAATGTTGACGCGCTGCCGGAGCGGCGAGACGACCCACATATCTTTGACCGCCACCGGCCGGACGGTGTCGAGGTAAAAGGCGACCCGATCGAGATCGCTCTGGCGCGGAAAGCCGCCCTCGTCGGCGCGCAGGTTATCCATCATCGTGCGGACGGTGACGGTGCCCATCCCCATTTCGAGCGCCGAGCACCAGGCGCGGGTCACGCCAGGGACCGCCAGCGCCCAATGGACATAATCGATCGACGCCCCGCCCATCGGCGGCTGGCGGATGCGCAGCAAGAGGCGGGCGCGCAGTTCGTCGTCGCTCTCCTCGTCGACGCCGCCGTCCATCGAGGCCACCCGCGCTCCGCCATCGACGCCCTCGATCAGCGAGGCGAGATACATCGGCGCGCCAGGGGCGAGATTGCCGGCGAGCCCGGGATCGAGCGCCCGCGCCGGCGCCAGGGTCGGCGCTCCGCCGGCGGCGAGAAAGACCTGGTCGGTGGTTTCATATTCGGCTTGGTTGTCGCCGAACAAGCGCGTGCCGGTCGGAACCGGCACCCAGGTCTGCCCGGTCAGCGCGACTTGCCCGGCGGCCAAGGTCGCCATCTTGCGCCCGCGGCTTCCGTCGGCGTTGATGAGCCACATCCGGCCATGACGGTCGAGCCACTCCCGCTCGGCGGTGTCGGCCAGCAATTGCTTGGCGAGCCAATCGAGATATTGCAGCGCCTTGTGGCACATCGCCCCGGTGACGTCGCTCAAGACGCGGAGCGCGCTGTTCGGGATGGTCGCGTCGGCCCCGCGGGCGTTGGCCCGCACCAGGTCGCGGACCTCGATCCGGACCTGTTTGAGCGGCGGGGTGATCCAGGGCATGCGTCAATCGGCCCCTTCGATAAGCTCGTCCCAAAGCACCTGATAGCGGAGGTCGATGATCAGGTTCGGGCCGCGAAACATCTGGACATGCGCCTCGATCTGATCGCGGCCGGTTCGGGTGGCTTGGACCTCCAGGCGCGAGGCGATCCTGCGATCGAGGAACGGTTGCAAACACTCGCGGATGTAACGGTCGACCCGCGTCACGGTCGCGCCGCGCTGTGAGCCGACGTCGTCGATCTTGTCGCGCCGCAAGAGCCAAAGCCGCGAGCCGATCGGCCAGCCGTCCCAGATCTCCTCGGCGTCGAGATCGCCCCACCAGCCGCCGCGGTCGGTCGAATCCGGATCGGGTAGGACGTCGGTCCGCTCGGCGAGCCCGTCGGTGCCGAGGGCGATGATCACGGCCGTCGCCAGCGCTTGCCGCTCGTCGAGCGACCCGTCGTCGAGCTTGGCGAAATCGACGCTGACCGAATAGGCGGGAAAGAAGGTGTTCTGGACGAGCCGGAGGTCCACCGCTCAAGCCTTCCTGGCGTTGACGTTGAGCGATGGCGAACCGTCCGCGAGCATGACCTTCTCGAACGTGTGCCCCTTGGCCGGATCGCCGCCGAGGTAGACCTGGCCGTCGCGGACGATGACGGCGGTTCCGTCAGGCAGACTGATCTCGTGCGCCTTGTTGACGGACTTCGTGCCGGCGTCATCCACCTCGAAGAAAGCCGCGCTCTCGTTTTTGTAGACCGGCTTCTGTCCGGTCGGCTTTTGCTGGCCATTAGCGCCCGCCTGGCCGCCGTTTCCGCCGCCGCCGCCCTCCGCTAAGGCGACCGCGCGCGCGCCGCCCTGCGCGGCCTCCTGGGCCTTCTGGACGATCTGCATGCGCAGCTTCTTGCCGGGATAGGTCGAGAGGAAACTCCCGATGCCGTTCATGTGGAACTGCTGGCCGTCGTCTTTCCCCCGGAACAGGCCGACGTCGCCCTTCTCCAGCCCCTTCATGCGGTGCCGCCGGTCGTCGATCGGCCCGGCGGTCGGAAATGAGCGATTGCCGCCGATGAACGAAACGAAGCATTCGGGACCCAGCCCCGGCTTGCCGTCCTCGCCCTCGTCGGCGTCGAACGGCACGGCGGTAAAGCCGTATTGCTGCGCGTGCTCGACCGCCTTTCGCGCCTCGCCCTTCATGAACGAGCCGGCGATCTCCTGCATCAGCTTCGAGTCGTCGATCTTGGAGATGAGGGCGCGGGCGCCGCCGGCCGAGAAGGCGCGGAAATTTGAATTCGCGGGTGTAGCGCGGTGCAATGGTTTCTCCCTTTAGACGCTGACGGGCAGGAGGAGCGGCGGCGGCTCGGGCACGCTGGTTCGCGGCAGCGCCGGCTTGGCCGTCGTCTCGTAGCTGGCTGGATCCTGGGCGACGCTCGGCCGGCCGAGGTTGTAATCCGAGCTTGAGCGCAACAGGAACGGCGGAACGCACTCGAGGTTCGTCATCGTGCCGGCCCCGTTCTCTTGGGTGAAGGTCGCCGTCTGGATGGTCATGACCTCGTCAAGCATCGCCATCGGCGAGCGGACATGCACGTTGGAGACGATCCGCCACAATTCGCGATAGCCGCGCAGCCAGCCCTGGACGCCGATATTCGCCACCGAGACGGCGCCCTCATGCCAGATCGACTCGTTGCGGGCGCGGTCCTGCACCTCGCCTTGGCCCCACACCGGCTGCTCGGCCGTGGTCAGGAGCGGCGAATAGCGCCGCGCCGTCCCGGGCACCTTGGCCTCTTGCTGGTTGGCCTCCGCGCCGTGGCTCTCGTCGGTCGCCGGCCTTTGCGCGCGCAGCAAATATTCCGAGTGGACGCCTTCGGTCGAGACGATCGCCTGCATCTTCTCGATGTTGACGCCTTCGACCAGCGAGGCGACGGGCGCGCTCTTGTGCTCGCCGATCAGCAGGAAATTACCGAGATGATCCGAACCGAGAACGATGCCGCGCGGCCTCGCCAGACGTTCGAGACAATCCCAGCATTTCTCGCCGGGCTCGACCTGCAGGCGGGCGAACGGGGTGTCGTTCAACTTGCCGATGGTTTTGATGCCGACGCCGAACGGGGCGACGATCTTGCGCGCCACCTCCTCGAAGCTCTCGCCGTCATGGTCGCCGGTGTTGTCGAGGATCGAGCCTTCCGCGGCGAACGAGGTGATCCCCTTTCCCTGGATTTGGATGCCGTGATTGTTGGCGTCATAGGCGACTTGCCGGACGGTGATCACGCCGGTCACCGCGAGCACGCCGCCGAGATAGATCGCGCACTCGTCGCCCGGCCGGATTTGGTAGGCGCCGCTGC